CTTCGAATACTCACGTTTCATCGAGGACATCGTCGAAGTTCAAGCTTTGGCTTCTTTACGTCGCTTCTACACCGAAGATGCTGGTTACGCTTTGGCTAAGAAGGTTGACGATGAGCTCTTCACTTTAGGTCAAACCTTTGGTGACGGTACTTCTGACTGGACTCATAGCAACAGCTACTACATCGATGCTTCTACTGGTTTAACTGCTTACGCAGAAGATACCGTAGTTCCTGCTGACGTGTTCACTGATGCTGGTTTCCGTGCTTTGATCAAGCTCGTTGACGACGCTGACGTTCCAATGGACAACCGTTTCTTTGTTGTTCCTCCTTCGTTGCGTTCTGCGATCATGGGTATTGATCGTTACAACAGCTCTGACTTCGTTGATGGTCGTGGTGTTCAGAACGGTCAGATCGGTAGCCTGTATGGTATCGACATCTACGTTTCGAGCAACTGCCCTGTTATCGAGACTGATGCTCAGAACACAGCAACTGCTGGTGGTGACATCAAAGCTGCTATCCTTGCACACAAAGATGCAATGGTATTGGCTGAGCAGATGGCTGTTCGTTCACAGACTCAGTACAAGCAAGAGTATCTATCTACTCTGTACACTGCTGACACCCTCTTCGGTGTTAAGACTGTACGTCCTGAGGCTGGTTTCGTACTCGCTGTTAACGCTTAGTAGTAACTCTCAAGACTCTCCAGCGTATGCTGGGGAGTTTTGTTTAAGTGCATTCACTGAGTGTATTTAAACAAATAAGGAGATTGTTTAGATGGGAATCTACCGAGGAGCTGGCGGTACTGGTGACGCTGTCAATGACGCTTCGAGTGAAGCACTAATTACAATACAAGCAAGAGACGCTGCACTAGCTGCCCAGGCTGCTGCAGAGGCAGCTCAAGCTGCTGCAGAACTTGCAGAGACTAACGCTGAGACTGCAGAAACAAATGCAGAGACAGCAGAGACTAATGCAGAAACTGCAGAGACAAACGCAGAAGCTGCTCAGGTTGCTGCCGAGGTTGCACAAGCTGCTGCTGAAGCTGCTCAGTTAGCTGCTGAGACCGCTGAAACTAACGCTGAAACAGCAGAGACTAACGCTGAAACTGCTGCAACTAACGCAGCAAACTCCGCAAGTGCTGCTGCTACATCCGCAACGAATGCAAGTAACTCTGCATCGGCTGCTTCAACTTCCGCTACTAATGCTTCTAATTCTGCCAGTGCTGCTGCGACTTCAGCAAGCAACGCTGCAGCTTCCTACGACTCATTCGATGATCGTTACTTAGGAGCAAAAGCTACTGCTCCAACTCTCGACAATGATGGTAATGCGTTATTGACTGGTGCATTATACTTCGACACCGTAGCTAATGCTATGAAAGTTTGGAGTGGTTCTGCATGGTTAGACGCTTATGCTAATCTAAATAATGTAACCATTACTGGTGGTTCAATCAACGGGACTCCTATCGGTGGTTCTACCGCTGCTGCTGGATCGTTTACTACTCTTAATTCTAGCTCTACCACAATTCTCAATGGAACAACTATCCCAGCAAGTAAAACTTTATTGGTGTCTACCGATATTGGTTCTACTGTTCAAGCCTATGATGCTGATCTAGCTGCTTTTGCTGCAAAGACTGCTCCTACAGGCGATGTAGTCGGTACTTCTGATTCTCAAACACTGACTAATAAAACGATTGCACTAGGAAGCAATATTGTCTCAGGTACTTTATCACAATTTAATACTGCTGTCACTGATGCAGATCTAGCTTCATTAGCTGGTTCTGAAACACTAACAAACAAAACAATAGCGTTGGGTAGTAATACTGTATCGGGAACTATTTCACAGTTTAACACTGCTTTAACAGATGCGGATTTTTCAACACTAGCTGGCAGCGAAACGCTTACTAATAAAACCATTAGTGGTTCTAATAATACACTAAGTAACATTGGTAACTCTTCATTAACTAATAGTTCTATTACGCTTGGTGGAACTGCGATTAGCTTAGGTGGTTCTTCTAATTCAATTACCAATGACATTACTATCTCAGGTCTTACTGTTGGTAAGGGTGGTGGTGCTGTTGCTACTAATACTGCTGTTGGTGCTAGTGCTTTAGCAACAAATAGTAGCGGTTTACAGGATGTTGCTATTGGTGCAAATGCCATGACTGCTACAACTACAGGAGTAAATAGCGTAGGTGTAGGTTTTAATGCTTTAGTTGCAAATACAACTGGAAGTAGCAATACTTCTATAGGTATGAACTCAATGCTGTCAAATACAACAGGCGGTTCTAATGTGGCTGTTGGACAACAAGCCCTGAATTCAAACACAACCGCATCTAATAACACCGCAGTTGGTTTTCAAGCTGGGTATAGTAATACGACTGGAAACATAACAGCAATAGGCTATCAGTCTCTTTATAGCAATACTACAGGAAATTACAGCACAGCAGTAGGTGTTGAAGCACTTAAAAATAACACAGCAGATGGTAATGCAGCATTAGGTCATGCCGCTTTAAGGGCTAATACAACTGGTGCAAGCAATACTGCATTAGGCGGTCTTGATGCTGGAACTTTTGGAGTATTACAAAGCAACACTACAGGTTCTTATAATGTTGGAGTAGGTGGCGGTGCATTAAAATCCAATACCACCGCATCTAACAATACAGCAGTAGGTTATCAAGCTTGTTATTCCAACACTACTGGAATACAAAATACAGCAACAGGATTTCAAGCTGTTTACGCAAATACTACTGGAACACAAAACTCTGGTTTTGGAAGTTATGCTTTACAATCTACAACTACTGGTTCATACAATACTGCTGTTGGATACAATGCTCTAACATCCCAAACAACAGGCGCAGAAAATACCGCTATGGGTGTTGCCGCTATGGGCGATAACTCAACTGGTAGTTACAACACCGCAATAGGCAGACAAGCACTTAAATCAAACACCACCGCATCTAATAACACAGCAGTAGGTTATCAAGCTGGATATAGCAATGTAACAGGTGGTAATTTAACGGCTGTAGGTTATCAAGCTGGATATTACGGTACTGGCACTTTAAATACTTATGTTGGATATGGTTCAGGAACTTACATTACTACTGGTTCACGCAATACAATTCTTGGTGGTTATGGTGGCAATCAAGGCGGCCTAGACATCCGTACAGCAAGTAACTATATTGTGCTGAGTGATGGGGATGGGAACATTGCCGCTTATAAATCAGACCTTGGTGATTTTTATATTGGCGGAGCTACTACTCGTTACCCTGGAAGCGGAAATACAGGAAATGGATTTATGGTTGAATCCAGTCAAAGGTCTGTATTTATTTCTAGGGGAGAAGCGCCTGTTTTATATGTCAATCGAAATGTTGATGATGGAACTTTAGTTCGATTTAGCCAAGCTGGAACAGAAGAAGGTTCTATTTCTGTATCAGGCACTACTGTTTCATACAATGGTGGACACTTATCTCGCTGGTCGCAATGGCAAAATCAAACTGGAAAGCCCGATGTTTATCGTGGCACAGTATTGGAATCTACTAACGATATGTGCGAATGGAATCAAGCCAACGAGCAAGCTACTAAGACAATAGTATCTACAACAGCTAAATCTAAAGCTGTGGCTGGTGTGTTTGATATGTATGACACAGATGATAATGATAATCCATACGATTTTTATGTAGCTCAATCAGGGGACTTTGTAATTCGTATTGCTCAAGGTGTTGTTGTTGAAAATGGCGATTTACTAGAATCTGCTGGTGACGGCACAGCCCGACCACAAACTGATGACATTTGTCGTAGTTCAACTATTGCAAAAGTAACAAGCAACTATGTTTCAACCACTTATGCAGATGGCTCATATTGTGTGCCATGTATTTTAATGATTGGCTAAAGGAGAAACAAATGATTGAAAATATTGAAAAGCCGACTGCTGAGGAAATTGCTCACCACTATTCGGCGGCTATGGATTCAGTAAACTTATTAAATGCTGGTAAGCCTGAAGATATGGATGACGATGAGTGGGCTGATACTGTTGCTCGCAACAAAGAGCATCTCAAGATTATGCTGGCTAAAGACTTTTGGACAACGGAAGACTTAACCCCATTAGAACAGGCTGCACAATGATTAAGTTAGAACTAGACATCAACGCAGTAAACTTTATTCTTTCAATGCTTGGAGAACTCCCAACCAAGACTGGTGCGTGGGAACTCCTAAAGCAGATTAAAGACCAAGCAGATCCGCAAGTTCCTCAAGAAGAACCTAAGAACTAAAGAGTAAATCATGGCAGACATCGATCCAGTAGAGTACGGCAAGCTAGTGCAAGCTGTTGAAAATTTAGAATCCAAAGTAAGTACAATGGAGTCCGACATCAAGAAACTTGTTGCAATGGCTGAACGCTCTAAAGGATCGTTGTGGGCTATCATGGGAGCTGCCTCAGTCTTTGGTGGTTTTGTAACTTGGATGGCTGACTTGGTATTTAAGAAATGAGTAGACCACATTCCGTAGGTAAAGACTTAGTAGCAAATACTAAGACTGTAATGTTTACTGTTCCTACTAGGAATATTGCTCGTTGGAGTTTACTCTTTGCAGCAAACCACAGTGCTTCTTCTAAGTGGTTTACTTGCTGGTGGTATGACTCCAGTGAAAACACTGAGATTGAAGTAGTTTTTGAATACGGTCTAACTGCTAAGTCATACTTAAAGTTTGATGGATCAGAAGTAATCTTAGACGAAGGTGACGAGATTCGAGTACAATCTGAGACAGGTTCTACTTGTACTTGTATCATCACCGTAGAACTAGAGCAACGCAGTACTGTACAACAATTCTTATAGGAGTCATAGATGCCACTCGCTAAAGGGAAATCCCAGAAGACAATTAGTAAGAATATATCCAAGTTAGTTAAAGAGGGTCGTCCTCAGAAGCAAGCCGTAGCAATTGCGTTACAGACTGCTAAAGTTAAAAAGAAAGGAAAGTAATATGCCAATGGTAAAAGACAAGAAGTTCCCCTACACTGCTAAAGGTAAGAAGGAAGCTAAGCAGTATGCTCAGAAGACTGGTGCTAAAGTAATGTCTAAACCAGCTAAGAAGATGGGTGCTAAGCGTGGCTACTAAACCTGGCTTGTATGCCAACATCGCAGCTAAGCGTCGTAGGATCGCTGCGGGGTCTGGCGAGAAGATGCGTAAGGTTGGTTCTAAAGGAGCTCCTACGGCTAAAGACTTTAAGGAAGCAGCTAAAACTGCTAAGAAGAAATGATTAAGAAGGGTAAAGAAACATTCTCAGGTTACAACAAGCCTAAGCGTACTCCTAATCACCCTACTAAATCCCATGCTGTATTGGCTAAGTCTGGGGATACGGAGAAGTTAATTCGTTTTGGTCAACAAGGTGTAAGCGGAGCAGGTTCAAACCCTAAGACACCAGCTCAGAAAGCTAGGCAAAAGAGCTTCAAAGCTCGCCATGCTGAGAATATCGCTAAAGGTAAGCTATCTGCTGCGTACTGGGCAGATAAAGTTAAGTGGTAGGGTATTGACTTTTAACCAATTTTATGGTATAATATATAACTATGGCATCGATGAACTATATCCAACTCGTAAACGACGTACTCGTTAGGCTGCGTGAGCCAGAGGCTTCCTCAGTCTCTGATACTGCCTATGTAAAATTGATTGCTAAGTTTGTAAACGATTCTAAGAGGGTCGTAGAAGATGCTTACAATTGGAATAGCCTATCTGAGACATTAACAGCAGACACTACGGCTGAATTATTTAACTATGTCTTAGAAGGATCTGGTCAACGATTCAGAGTTATCGATGTTATTAACGATACTTCGAACACATTTGTAGAACTAGCTGCTACGAAATGGATGGATCAACAGTTCTTAATGACTACTCCTCAGCGTGGTTCTCCTCAGTATTATAACTTTAACGGAACAGACGCTAATGGCGATACTCAGGTAGATCTGTATCCTATTCCTAACGGTGTTTATAACATTCGTTTTAATATTATTAAGCCACAAGAACCCTTAGCAGTGAACGCTGATGTGTTGCTAGTCCCTCCTGAGCCAGTTATTCTAGGTGCGTTAGCAAGAGCTCAGGCAGAGCGTGGTGAAGACGGTGGAGTACAAGCAGGGGAGACATACCAGTTAATGCGTCAAAGCTTAGCAGATGCTATTGCTTTGGAGTCTGGTCGTTATTTAGAAGAACAAGAATGGTTGGCTGTTTAAATGGCTAGTCAACTACAGACAGCATCGATTGCTGCTCCTGGTTTTTACGGATTAAACACACAAGAGTCTAGTATTACTCTGTCTTCTGGCTTTGCATTAAAAGCTCAGAACTGTGTGATTGATAGATATGGTCGTATCGGAGCAAGACGTGGATGGACTGCTCTTAATACTACAGTAAATACTGACTTAGGAGCTGCTAATCCAGTAGAGTTTTTATTTGAAGTAGTCACTGGTGGTGGCACAGAAGTACTCAGTGCTGGTAATAATAAGTTATTCGTAGGCACAACTACGATGACTACTAAGACAGTACGTAATGCGGATAACAGCGGTAACGCTACATATACAATTACTGCGAATAACTGGCAAGGTGCTGCTTTGTCGTATGGCGATGTAAGCGATTTCCAGCCTCATGTATACTTAGCACAAGCTGGTCATCCGATGTTAGTCTGGCACGAACTGCCTACATCTGGTGGGGCTTTTGATGCTCACGATAGCGGTACGTTTGGCTTTCAGCGTGTAGGAGATGACGCTAAGTTACCTGCTAATCACAGTACTTCTACGTTTGCACCGAGCTGGGTCTTGTCTGCTTACGGTAGAATCTGGTGTGGCGGTATAACAGGAGATACACAGACTGTATATTTCAGTGATTTACTAGCTGGTACAGACTTCTTAAACGGATCTGCTGGGTATTTAAACCTACAAGAAGTTCTCCCCAATGGAGACCCTGTAGTAGCTGCTGCGTCGCATAACGGATATATTATATTCTTTGGTCGTAGGAATATTGCTATCTATGCTAATCCTTTAGATACTGCTTCGCTACAACTAGTAGAAGTAATTAGTAACGTAGGTTGTATCGCTAGAGATTCAGTACAAAGTATTGGAACAGATGTGTTGTTTTTATCTGACGCAGGAGTTCGTAGTCTACAGCGAGTCATTCAAGAAAAGTCGCTACCAATGCGAGACATCTCTAAGAATGTTCGTGATGATTTAATGGCAGCAGTAGCTTCTGAGACAGACCTGACTAAGATCAAGAGCATTTACTACGAGCGTGATGCGATTTATTTATTGACGCTGCCTACTACTAAGTTTGTATATTGCTTTGATACTCGTGCTGCACTACAAGATAACTCGATGCGAGTAACTATTTGGGATAGTATTGAACCAAAAGCATTTACAGTAACGCAAGATAAGAACTTATTAATAGGTAAGCCTGGATATATTGGTAAATACTTTGGACACTCCGACAACGGATCTGCATATCGTCTACAGTATTATACTAATTATTTTGACTTTGACGCTGCGACAGCACTGAAGATATTGAAAAAGATTGGCTGGGTTCTAATCGGAGGTACGAATCAATCTGTAGCAGTGAAGTGGGGTTTTGATTATAGCGAAGGATACAGAGCTACAACCTATACATTAGATACTGCTGTGGTGTACGAATACAATATTGGTGAGTATAATATCGCTGAATATAGTTCAGGCATTGTTTTAGATCGTTTTAGTATTAACGCAGGTGGACAAGGAACAGTAATGCAGTTAGGCTTAGAAGCTGACATCAATGGTAATCCTCTGTCTATTCAAAAGATTGACGTAGGAATTAAACAAGGGAAGACATTAGTATGAGTAACTATGTAAAAGCCACTAACTTTACAGCTAAAGATAGCTTACCATCTGGAAATGCAGGTAAGATTGTCAAAGGTGCTGAGATCGACACTGAATTAACTGCCGTAGCTTCGGCTATCTCATCTAAAGCAGACATTAATAGTCCAGCGTTTACTGGCACACCTACAGTACCAACTGCTGCGTTAGGGACTAATACTACTCAAGCTGCTTCTACGGCTTTTGTTAAAGCTGCAGTAGATAATCTAGGCACTATTGGTACAATGGCTGCTCAGAATGCTAGTTCAGTAGCTATCACTGGCGGTACGATCACTGGTATTACTGACTTAGCGGTTGCTGACGGAGGCACTGGTTCTTCGTCCTTATCTGCTAATGCAGTGCTGCTTGGTAATGGTACTTCTGCATTACAAACAGTAGCTCCTGGATCTAATGGCAATGTTCTAAAATCTAACGGAACTACTTGGACATCTGCTGCACCAACTGTTACGTCTGGTCTTGGTTTAAACGGAGAAGTTTGGAATAACGTTACTGGGTCTAGAAGCTTTAATACTGAATACACGAACAGCCGTAGTTATCCTATTGCTGTTTCTGCAAGAACAACTTGCTCTACCAGCTCTGCAATTGCTTTTGTTGTAGATGGTGTTACTATCTCTAACTTTAGCTGGCAGTTCAACGGCTGCGGATCTTTTGGTGGTGGTTTTGTTATTGTGCCTCCAGGTAAAACTTATCAATTAAACAGTGGTCAAAGTGTTGACTTCTGGAGAGAACTATACTAAGGATAACTATGAAACATTATAAAGACGCTAATAATAAACTGTTTGGTTTTGAAGATGACGTAGCAGTTCCTGCTGGTTTAATTGAAATTACTAAAGCAGAAGCTGAGAGAATCGGTAAGCAAAACTATGAAGCCCAGCGTGAAGCAGAAATTGCTGCGATGGATTATGTTCGTCAACGCTTGACTGCTTATCCTGAACTCGGTGAGTTTGTAGATGCTTGGGTTAAAAACGACACAGCAGCACTCGAAGAGTATCGTCAAAAGTGCTTAGCCGTTAAGGAAAAGTTTCCTAAGCCTGAGGGATTCTAGTGAAAGTACCTGTAGTCCTTAGAGACGACTACACCATGTACTTAGAATTACACGACGGAGCATTGTGGTTTCATACAGATGTACATAGATGGTCGCAGGAAATAAAGAAGAAGTACTTAGAAGATTTAGATTTATTGCAGTACTTAGCTAATGTTCCTCTGTTAGCATTAGTCGAGGAAGAAGATACTAAGCTTGCTAAATTTGGTAAAGTAACAGGATGGAATATTTTAAAACCTATAGAAGCAAACGGAAAGAAATACACTATATTTATTAGGAGCAAAACATGGGTGGTATAGTTAGTGCAGTATTAGATCCCTTTACAGGGGCTAGTGGAGTACGGAGAGCAGGAGAACAAGCTGCAGCACAACAGCGACAAGCTGGTATAGACGCTGCTAATATCTCTGCATTCCGTCCTGTAGGCATGACTACCAGATTTGGTACGTCT